GACAGATATTTGGAGCCAAGCGAGATTTCTCTCATTCGCCAGCTGATTCAACCCTTTGTAATTCCCAACGTAATGGCCCTGCCAGTATACCACATTCCCAATGGATATAACGGTCCTGCTGCATTCGGCAACTCGCAGATCAAGGGCATTGAAAGCGTAATCGCTGGAGTCAACCAAAGTCTTTCTGACGAGCATTTGACTCTTGTGATGCAGGGTTTGGGTGTCTATGCAACTACTGCCGGACCGGCCGTTGACGGCACAGGCAATGAGGTTGCAGAATATGAAATTGGTCCCGCTCGGGTGCTTGAACTTCCTGCTGATGGGAAGTTCGAACGTGTCAGTGGTGTCAGCTCTGTTGCTCCGATGATTGACCATATGAACTTCGCATTACAGGAAGCACAGCTCGGCGCGGGCATCCCTGATATCGCTGCTGGGCGTGTAGATGTAGCTATTGCAGAAAGTGGTATTTCACTCAAGTTGCAGCTCGCTCCAATCCTTGCGCAGAACAGGGAGAAGGAGGCTGATATGCTTGGGACCTACGACCAGATGATTTGGGACATCTGCAATTATTGGCTGCCACAATTTGAACAGTTTACTGAATCTGTAGAATCTGAAGTTACCTTCAAGGTTGATGATCCAATGCCTTTGAATCGCGAGGCAGAGGTTGATGAAATTCTTAAGCTTGCAGTGCCTCCAGCCCCTGGTATTCCGGCGTTTATTACTTTGGAAATGGCCATTGAACGCTTGAAGCGTGTGGGCTATGAATATCCTCCAGGCGCTTTGCAGAAGCTCATAGAGGATGCCGAAAAGGCGCAGCAGCTTACGGCCGCCGATGAGATGGCAAGACGTATGCAGGCTGAGTTGGATGCTCGCGAGGGAAATAATGCAGATCCCGGCGAGGAGTAGAATAAGATATGGCCAATTCTCGGGTTTATGCCAGAGATACCCTTGGAAGATTCTCCAGGGCTGTTAAGGGTAGACGTGCTACTAGATCGCTGGGCAAGCGAGGCAAGCGCGGCGGCCGTCAGCGCAATGCTTTAGCTGCTGGAGGAACTATCAGTGGCGTGCCGGCTAGCAAGGCCGCTGTACGCGCTAAGGCTTCTGCTGCTGAAGAATCTTTTGATGGAACGAAGCTACGGAAATGAAAGAGCAGCTAATAATAATTATCATTTATTTGGTAATTGTTGTCGGCACGCTAATTACTTTTCTCGCATTGTATCCGACGTGGAGATGATATGTTTGATGAATCAGATGTCAAGAAGGTGGTGAAACTTAAGTTGGCTAGAGGCAAGCCTAGCAAGGGCACAAAGAAGGATATGCGTTTGAAGAAGAACCGCAAGCGCAAGAAGAGGTGAGAAATGGCTGTCTCGCGGATGCCAAAGCAATTGCGACAAAGTTATTTGCGTGGCAAGGTTGCGGCGAGAATTCGTTGGGGCACTGGCGGAGATTATGGGCGTTGCACTAAGCAAGCTACGAAACATGGTATGACTCCAGGGCAAGCCCATGGAGTTTGTCAAACTTTGCATAAAGCTGCAACTGGGATGTATACAGGAGACAAGCGCCACAGAAAAGGTAGAAACTCTACTGCTGGCGCTAGGATTAGGCGAAAGCTGGGACGCTAATGGCCATGGAGGTTGGCGTACTTGTTTGCGAATATCGACGTGTGGATGGTACGCCAGCCACCGGAAAGATAATTGTACAGCCAGTAAATAACTATGATGATGGGTCAATTGTCGTAGTTCCCTCGGCTGTATCTTATGACATTGAGCCGGATGGAAGTTTCGCTGCTTCTGTTTACGTGGACAATGTGGATATTACGCCTGATTTGTATCTGAAGATCACAGAGAAGATTGACGGCGTATTGAATCCAAAGCCATACATAATCAAGCCTGAAGGACAGGAGACAAATCTTGCTACCGCTGTTCGCTATACTCTTGGACCTTTGCTACCGAGCGGCGATGGAACTCAAGGACCACCCGGAGAAGCTGCAACAATCACAGTCGGAAGTACCACGACCGGAGCAGCCGGAACAAATGCTTCTGTGGTAAATGCCGGCACAACATCTCAGGCTGTTTTGAATTTCACTATCCCGCGCGGTGCGCAGGGAGTGCAAGGCGTGCAGGGGAATCCTGGCGTAGATGGCGAAGATGGAGCTGATGGTCAAGACACAAATTACCTTTGGGTAAATGTTGTCACCGGGAATGAAGCTAGACCTGCTGTGGATAATGTTCTCTGGATTGGAGGGTCCACAGAGCCGATTAATATCGCAATTGGCGATGTATGGCTTAAGGAAGCTGCGCCCTGATGGCAGTCATTCTTAATGGAACCAATCAGGGCGTAAATTGCGGATTGAGCGAAATGCTTCTTTCGCAAGCCGGATCTGTATTTGTATATTTCGAGGTAGTTTCAACTCAGAATTCTGATAGTGATTATGTGTGTATGGGAATGGGAGATGGAACAAGAGCTGTAGAAATCGTTGGGCTAGCCTCTGGAGTAACCTTCCAGGCGATGTCTATCAGCGGCAGTATTATCAGCGTGCAAATCACTGGCTCTATTAAAAATGGCGCACTTCGCCGAGTTTTTGTTGGGTGGAGTCAACAAACAGATCGGAGATTTGCATACGTTGATGGATCGCAGACGAGCCAATCTATTTTCGGTGGTTTCCCTGACCCCGACAATCTATCTCTTGGGATGACTACGCTGGGATATCGTCCTTGGACGGGAAATAATCGATATCTCGCAGGGCAGCTTTCAAATATAGCAATTTGGACGGGCAATACATTCGGAACAGAGGTTGCAGAGAATGCTGCGGCTTTGGCGTTGACGACAAATGCTGCGATTCCGCTAGAATATTCCCCCGATGCATTTTGGCCGCTGGACTATGATGCAAGGGACATGGGGCCAAACGGACTTCACGGTACCCTTGTCGGAGCCCCCGCATTCACTGAAGAGCCACCTGATCCTGCGTTTGAAAGTCGTTGGGTCAGAGGTGATGGTATTGGACTTCAACCCTTTTTGAAAACAGCTGACGGACTTGTGGAGATGGAGTAGTTATGGCAGGACGTTGGGTTGAAGCCCTTCATCCCCGTGACAGCCGGGGTCGTTTTCGCCGCAAGGGCAAGGTTTCCTTTCGCCTGGGAACGCGCAGCGCTAGCGTTTCTTATGGACGTACTATTGCAATTATTCCTGGTAAGGTTGGGTTACACCTTGGTGTTTTGGCTCGCATCGAAAGTTTGAGTGAGCGCCGGGGTTACCTCGCGCGACTCACAGATCGGATGCTGGGACAGCTAGCCAAGCGTGTTCCCGAGAAGCAGCGAAGCACTGTTCTTGACGTTCTTAAGCGTCGCAAGGCTCAGGTCGGTGGCGTACAGATTCATCAGATTGGCGGCCAGCGTAGAGCCGCCTCGCTGAAGATTAGCAAAGCAATTGCACCGGCAAAGCGTGCACAGGCCGGTGTACGCGCGCCAAACCGCAAGCCACGAACCAGATCGCTTGCTCGCAACTCCGCGCGGGGGAAGAGGATTGCTGCATGAATGAGATGGAACGACCAGAAGACACTGTTCGCAGATTTGCGCAGAAGATTGTAGAGCTGGAAGCTTGGCAAGCAAAGTATCGCGAAGCAGCGGATCTTTGGGAAGAGTTGCAGCCCGAGGAAGGACAGCAAATTGTTTCTGCTGTTCTAATTGGAAAGTTGGTAAACTTTGGAGGTGATACCAAAGAGGATCGCGCACCCTATGTTTCCGTGTCTCGAACAGATGATATGGACTGGATGGATCAAATGGGAATAATCGATGCAGCCCATGACTTTATTCATGCTGAGCCTTGGGGCAGGCAGGCGTGAATGGGTCTATGCCAATTTGGTGCAAGGAAGAGTTGCAGCGAATGGCTGCGTCATCGCCAACGCGTGAAATTTGCGGATTCATTATGCGTGAATGGAGAATCCACTTAATTGATAACATAGCTCCTGTTGATAGAGAATTCTACATGGATGAGAGTCAGCAATTAGATGCGATGCTTGAATGGCGAGGAGAAATCCTTGGGGTTTATCACAGCCATCCAAGTGGAAATCCAACGCCAAGTTGTAAAGACATCGAGAATGCTCCACGCGGGATGCGGTACTGGATCATTACAATGTCTGAAGTAGTTGAGTGGGAGATTAAGAATGGCATCGCTCAAGCCAGAGAAGTTGACGCAGAAATCGTGGCTTGATCGATACATTAAAGTGCAAAAGACTTATGACAGTGATCTGGTAAGGATTCTGCAAAAAGCTGCATCTGACGTTGAGCGCGAAATTCGAAAGCAGCAGATGAAGCAAGGCATCGGGGCTGCGACAAGGGCTGCTCAGCTTATGAGTGCTCGGGGATCGATTG